CCATAACAGCATCGCAAACGATACAACACAACACTACACACAACACAAACACAAACAACCAACAAACACACACCCAAAACAACAGTAACAACAAAACACATAAGAGCATTCACGATCCTAAGTTAGACAAGACAATAGACAGTTGAACCCAACCCTAACACAACACTACTCACAACCAAGTAACCACCCAACAACGAGTAGCCAATAACAAGTAACTACTCACCAATGAGTAGCACTCACCACTACGTTCTGGTAATAGTAGCTGGATCTAGTAGTTAATAGTGATCAGTAACAGGGTCCAGTGGTAGGGTGTGACAGTGCTACTGTGTATAGTGTAGTGCTATATCATATAGTATAGTACATACGTACTAACAACATCAGCAACCACACACATAACAATACCCCGCCGTACCGGTTCTTCCCTAGAAGACCGTACCCCCCTCTCCCCCGCAGAATGGTCTAGAGTACTTTTCTAGTAGTGGTTCGGTTGTACTTTAAGTTAACTGATTGATGGTGATTGAGTGATGGTTCGTGTGGGTCATCGGGTGTTTTGTGAGTGTGCTTTTTGTTTGGGAAGGTTTGGTGTTCGTGGTAGGAGACGGTTGAGGTTGACGGTGGATGAGTGAATTCATGGTTGGGGTTGCCTTCGTATCTTTTCTTTTGGCACTGCTGGGAGTTGTTGGTATTGGTCCTGTTAATTTGATGGTGGTTCCTGCTTCTGAGACTGTGTGTTTTGCTTTTTGGAGTACTTGGACCTATATTGTTGTCTCCTTGTTTTCTTCGGTGATTGTGTTTTGCGAGGGTGTCAAAAGGGTATGGTGTTTTCACGTTGAAATTTCTACGAGGCTAATTTGATGAGGGTTGATGATTACCGATACTATGGATTAATACTCCTGGTCTTTGGTTCAATTTTGATAGTCGTCGGAATATTTCTGCCTGTTTCTACCACAACGGTCTATCGCCTTCTCTGGTGGGAGCGAGTGGATTCGCCGTTTTTACCTTATGGCATCGCTTTGGTCATTCTTGGAATTGTCCTTGTCGTCTTGAGTCACATATTCCTCAGAGAGTACAGGTTCAGGACAGTAATTTCACGGTGATTGAGTTATGAACTTGTTTCATCGGCATCATTGGCATGTGGTTAGCGAATGCTCTTCGGCGGAGGAACCGCATGGTTTGTTCATTAAGACTGTTTATTTTGACACGTTGAAGTGTTGTCGATGTGGATCAGAGAAGAGAGATGTTTATAATTGGTCGTTTCGGGAACAGGGAACGCCACCTTCAGATTTCAGTGATAAGCATGTTGCGGATCCATCTTTGATTCGTCGAGGATGATTCATTGATGGATTTGAGTCGTTTTGTCGTTGCGTGTGGCTTGCTGACTTTTGTGGTGCTGATTGTTTCCCTGTTTCTGTTTCAGCCATTAGTGACTGTGGTTTTGACGGGGGTCTTCGGGTTGTTCACGTTGATTGCGGCGGTATTGGAATTGAAAGGATGGGACAAATGAGGTTTACTCTTAGACATTTTATTAATGGCGTGGGAGAAGGTTATCCTTTGTGTTGTATCATTGCGTTCTGTCTTGGAAAGGCAAGAGGCATCGTTGTTCGCAAGAACCTATTTGACGTTTACCGTTCCTGTCTCCTCCATAGAAAGAACGCGATTAGCGATTATTCACATCTGAAATTGCTTAATCATGGTGTCTGTCCTGTCTCGACCAATAGTTTTGATAGGTTCGGAAATTACAAATGAGCATGTTGATCCTTGATGACGGAACTTAAAGATTTAAAGGAACTTGAATCTCGCGACATTGCAGACGCACCCAAGATTTTGGCGATGTTGTTTGAAGGCAAAGAACATTCGGAAATCGCTGAAGAATTAGGGTTGAACCGTGTTAGCGTTACCTTGAAGATTCACAGGTTGATGGATACAAGGGAATTTCAGAATGCGTTGACCGCGGAATGGCTTAAACGTTACCGCGCAATGAAAGTTGACAATCCCCGAGAAGCATTCAAGCAACTTACCCGACTTGTTTCTCAAACTATCACTCGACATTCCGAGAACACTCAAGACATTAAATTAACGGAGAGACGTGAACTTGTCATTGTATCAGTGCGAGACTACCAAGACGCAATTAACGGAGAAATTGAGCGAACTCTTCAGTCAATCAATCCTAGAAAACAAGTGGATACCACACAAGCCGCATCCGAAACAAGCAGTCTTCCTCCTCCTTAACTGCCGCGAAGCATTATACGGCGGCGCAGCAGGCGGAGGCAAAAGCGACGCATTACTCATGGCCGCACTGCAATTCGTCGATGTGCCACGGTACAGCGCAATCATCTTCAGACGCAGCTTCACCGATTTAGCCTTGCCAGGCGCGTTGATGGAGCGAGCGCAAGAATGGCTAGGCGGATCAGAAGCACGCTACAACAACATCAACCATTGCTGGGCATTCCCTTCAGGCGCAACATTAGCATTCGGCAACCTGGAACATGAACAAGACAAATTCCGTTACCAAAGCGCCGAATTCCATTACATAGGGTTCGACGAACTCACCCAATTCACTGAAACACAGTACCGTTACTTATTCAGCAGACTCAGAAGGTTAAGTGACAGTCCGATTCCCCTGCGCATGAGAGCTGCAAGCAACCCTGGCAACGTCGGGCACGATTGGGTGAAAAGTCGGTTTATGCCATGGTTTAGATGCTTAAACTGTGGCGAGCAACAGCAGGTAAGTCATGCTGAAAAGATTCTTGAATGCCCAAAATGCAAGAGCACCAACGTAGAAACAGTGCCAACTGAACGGCGCATATTCATACCTGCAAAACTTGATGACAACCCCAGTTTAGACCGGGAAAGATATATTGAGAGCCTCAGTGAACTGGACCCCATCACGAGAAGGCAGTATCTTGACGGCGACTGGACCGCACGCCATGGGGGAAGCATCTTTCTCCGTGAATGGTTCAAAATCGTGCGTGAAGCACCCTCTGACCTTAAGAAAGTACGGTTCTGGGATAAAGCCTCAACGGAACCGAAACCCCAAAACAAAGACCCCGACTGGACCGCCGGCTTACTGTTAGGCACAAGAGGCGGTCAATACTGGATTCTCGATGTGAAACGCACACGTTCCGCACCGCCCTTGACGGAGCAACTCATCAAGCAAACCGCAGACCTAGACGAACTAGCCACACCCGTGTTCATGGAGCAAGAACCAGGTTCAAGCGGCGTGGACACGATTGACTATTACAACCGCAAAGTCTTGATGGGGTTCGAGTTTCGAGGTGTGAAGACGAGTGGACCCAAAACTGAGCGGGCAGGTCCAGTATCAAGTGCGGCTGAAGCTGGAAACGTGTTTGTCGTGCAGGGACCCTGGAACAGTGCATTTCTTGATGAAGTGGAAGCGTTTCCAGATGGCGCACACGATGACCAAGTTGACGCGCTTTCAGGTGCGTTCAGTAAGGTGCGGGGTCCGATTGAAGTTTCAACAGGTAAACCACCATGGTAGATTGGCATAGATGGCCTTGGACAACCAAGGAAATGCAAGTCGGTCACGGTAAAGGCTCTAAGACAATAGAAGACTTGGGTAAAACTGTCACTTCATACAGTTGGACCGATAGACAACCACACCCCAACAACATGGATTCTTATGAACGTTGGGGTAATGATGCTGAAGCCTCCGTAGCCTTGAATGTGCTGAAAAACATCATTGCAGGTGTCGGGTTTCACACAGAAATGCCTGAAACAGCCAATAAACCACCAAAACTAGACGCACCGGACAATCCTAACAAGAAGAAAATAGACGATTACTGCGAAAAAGTGAACATGGACGAGAAACTTCAGACAATCACCTATACCATGCTGGGTAAAGGTTTCTGTCCAATCGAACGCCTTGCAGACTATGACCTCAAGATTTTGCCACCTGAAACATTCTATATTTACCATGACAAGAAAGGCAACTTCATAAAATACACGCAGGAACGCAGTGTAGGCGACATAATCACCGAATGGCAAGATGAAAAAGACATTGTTTTGTTCAAGTTTGGCGAAGGAACCTACGGCAAAAGCCTCGTTGAACCCATCGGTGGGTTACTTGATGATCGGCAAAAAATGAATGTGGACATGCCGAAAGCAGTTCACCGTTGGGCTTACCCGATTCCCATAATGGAAACAAGCCGAAGCAAAACTGACTTGCAGAAGGCAGCGGAAGACCGCGATGTGGATGAATGGATCTTCATTGGCAACGTAAACGAGGGCGAAGTAAGGTGGAAAACACTTGCAATCGACCCTCAAGCACGGTTTATCCCCTATATTGAGTTGATGTACTACCAGATTGCCGAAGCACTCCATGCGCCATTACTGCTTTACCTGAAGAACGCGACTGAAGCATCCGCAACGATGATGATGGAGTCCGTAGACCGCCTAGTCACAGGCGTTCAACGATACATCAAAAGAAGAGTGGAAAAATACTTTTTCGAGCCTCAAGTCGGTCAGCCTGTGCCCAGAATGATTTGGGGTGAACCGAAAACAGGACTTGAAAGACTCACTTTAGCCGACATAGCCAACCTCTACAATGCAAAAGGCACGGAAGGCAGAGCCGCATTAAGTTTCAACCAAGTCCAACACATCATAAAGCACTTCATCAATGATTTGCCGACGGCGGAGAAAGAAACGCCTGTGCAGACGGGATTGGGGCAGGGTGGTTGGGGTAAAGAACCTGAATTGTCGCCTAAACAGGGACCGCAAAACCCAAAGTTGGAGTTTATCGTGGATCACTTAAATGATATTGACACGGCATTGGAACTTATTCGAGAGAATTTCAGGGAAGGCAAACTGAAAACGAGCGAAGCATGCCGCATGGCTGACGATGCAATCCGAGCGCACATGCAACGGGCTTATCCTGAAACTTGGGAGATGGAACGTGAACGGAAATACGTGCAGTTCACCCGCGTATTGTTGGGGTTGAAAACCATTGAGTAGCGGTCAGGAAGGCGACACCAGACAGTTCCGTAGACTTAAGAGAACGGATTATTACGTGGCAAAAGCCGCGACAGAACAGAAAGAAGTCACATCTTGGCCTA